AGATCAGGTGCCGGTTTTGGTATTGGAGCAAACTTAGTTGGGTGGCCCATGGGTTTTAAAATGTAAAAGAATAATAATTTTAATTACATAAAAACAAGATAACATAATTATAAAATATAAATGTTATATAATTATGAAAGTTTGATAAATTATATAAATGAAAATAAAATTCAACTTATAGGAGAATATAATAATTTAAAAATAAATAGAGAACAGTATATAAACGGTTTATGTAAAACAGAAAACTGTGATGAAAAATTTAATAAAAGTTTTAGACAATTAATAAAAACTGGTCCATATTGTTTAATTTGTGCTATTGAAAATGGAAAACAAAAATATAGTGAAAAATATAAAAAAACTTGTAAATATAATTATACAGTATTGAAAACTTTTTGTAACAACAACAATATAGAATTAATAGAAAATTATGAAGATATTAATATAAATAGAGATACAATTATTAAAGGAAAATGTATGACAGATAATTGTACTAATGAATTCAGTAGAATATTTAGACAATTAATAAAAATAAATGGATATTGTTTTGAATGTTGTAAAGAAATAGGTAGGCAGAAAATAATAAATACAAATTTTATAAAATATGGATTTAAATGTTGTATGCAGAATGAAAATATAAAATTAAAACAAAAACAAACGATAAAAAAATTATATAACGTTGATCATATATCACAATTAGAAGAAATTAAAGAACAAAAAAAACAAAAAAGTTTGGAGAAATATGGAACAGAATATGTTTTACAATCTTATATTATAAAAAATAAATCTAAAATAACAAATATAGCAAAATATGGAGTGGAAAATCCTCAACAAAATATAATTATAAAAAACAAAACAATGGAAACTAATTTACTAAAATATGGTTATAAAACACCGATGTGTAATGAAATAATAAAAGATAAAATGATAAAATTAAATATATTAAAATATGGTGTTCCTCATCATTCTCAAAATGTAGATATAGCGTCTAAAATGTTAAATAGTTCTTATAATAAAAAAACATATACATTGCCTTCTGGTAAAATAATTAATTATCAAGGTTATGAAAATTTTGCGTTTGACCAATTAATAAATATTGAGAATATAGATGAAAATGATTTGATAACAAATAGAGCTGAGGTACCTGAGATATGGTATTTGGATAATAACAATGTTAAAAGAAGACATTTTGTAGATATTTATATTAAATCACAAAATCGCTGTATAGAGGTTAAATCTATATGGACACACCAATCTAAAAATAATGTTTTAGAAAAACAAAAAGCAGCTTTAGATTTAGGATATAATTATGAAATATGGATTTTTAATAAAAAAGGAAACAAAATATAATTAAATAAAATAATATATTTTATTCCAAATAGAATATATTATGGGAACTAGAAGAAAATTAAAATTAATACGAAGAAATAAAAAAATTAGAGGAGGTGTAAAAACGTCAAGTTCAACTTTGGGTTCTCTATTTACACAGCTTGAAACAAATAGTAGCTTATCTGAATCAGATTTAACACTAGGGCTAATGAACTTATCGGATTTGGATGTAACTGATTCATCAGATATGAATAATACCACTTTAAATACGAATGATTTGTCAATAAATAATGGAAATAATTTAACTCCTATAACTCCTGCTGGTACAAATGAACTATATATTTCATTGGATACAGATTTAAGTACAAGTACAAATGATAAAACTACAAGTGAAGAGAGAAGTATGAGTTTTGGAGGAAGGAAAACTAAAAAGTATAATAAAGTAAGGAAATTAAAAAAAGGTTCTAAAAAATTAAGAAAAAACAAAAGACAAAAAGGTGGTAGAGGATTTACAACAAGCGTAACAACGAATCCAATAGCATATAAAGAAGATGAATATGATCAATTTAAAAACGCATTAAATTATAAAAAAATGCTCTAAACAGTAGGAATAAATTCCCAATCTAATTCAACACACATTTTTTTCCAAGTTTCATCTTGTTCAATAAGTTTTTCACGGTCTTTTAATAATGGTATTTCATTTAAAAAATGCGTTTCTTCTAGTAATTCACAAAATTTAAAAAGAACATAATAATAATTTAAAAAATTAACCCGATAATCAGGACAAGTTTTGGCATAAGGTGATTGAATTTCCATAAATAAATTACAAAGTGTATCTTCTAATTCAGGACTAAAAACAGGTGGTTTGATGCCTAATTTGTTTTTAATAAATGCGATGTGTTCATAATATTTATTAAATCCCAATTTTTTTAAAATTTCTTTAGTTTTGTGATGTGTTAGTTGGTCAATACAAATTCTTTCTTTTTTAATTTGTTGTTGAATTTGTTCAATAACATCATCAGGTATTTGTGTGGTTTCTTTTCCTTGAAATTGTGCTAATATTTCTTTAAAATGATTAATTTTTTTGTAAGCATAAAAACAAACTTCTTTGGGTGGTTCTTTGTAACTAGGTTTTTCATTTTCAATTAAATAAGGAATATTAACCGCGCAAATATTACAAATAAGAATACCTTCATCATCAAGAGGAATCATTTCACCTTTATAACAGTTTTGGCAAATATCAGTTTCTCTAATAAATGAATTCATATCAATAAAAGATTCATCAATATTACTTAAATATTTTTGAACAATATTTTTATTTTTATTTTCAGTAATATTTTTATCCTTATCAGATTCTTCTTGTTTAACTTTAAAAATGTTAAAAAGTAATTGATTTTTAGAAGTAATAATCTTGTTATCCCTATCAGGATCAATATTATTAATATTTTTTTTATTTTCAAAATACTCAAAAATATATTTAGAGTTATTAAGAAAATAATTAGTTTTTTTATTTTTTAGTTCTTTAATAGTTTCATTAATCTCTTTAATTCTATCTTTTATTTCCATTTTTTGTTCAATTAATAAATTATTTTCAATCTCTAATTGTTTTTTTAAACTATAACGTTCTTCTTTTAATTTAGGAATAGTATCAAAATCATCTTTATTGAATTCATTAATAAATTCTTTATGCTTACCATCTAATGTGGTTGAGTATTTTTTACAAACCTTGATTTTTTTATTAGCTTTTGGTTTAAAAGACGGCATTGAAATAATAATATATAAAATACTTGAGAAATATTTAATTGATAATTTATAAAAATATATAAATTAATTGATTTTAGGTTTTGATTTGTCTAAAAGCAGTTTATTATCTTGAAAAAAATGTAAATCTAGAATAGTTAAAAATGAAAATTTTGTTTCATTTAGTAATATAATGGATATAGAGGTTAAGATAGAAGATTCTGAAGGAAAAATAGATATAGATAAAATAAAGTTTCAAAAAATGGTATTTTTATATAATGCTTTAGATAGTGGTTGGTCAATAAAAAAACGAAAGGATTCTTATATTTTCACAAAAAATCATGAAGGAAAAAAAGAAATTTTTGATGAAAAATTCCTAGCTACATTTATGAAGGAAAATACAGATATTAATAAAATATTATCTTAATTAAGTAGGTTGCGAATTAAATTAATGAATTTAATTAATTTAATTTCCATAAATTTTTTTTCTTTTAGGAATGTATAAAATGGGAGGCGGATTAATGCAACTCGTGGCTTACGGTGCTCAGGACGTATACCTTAAAAACCTGTAGGGTAGAAAAACATCGGGGAATGTCAAAAAAATAAGACATTCATAAAGCCCTTTGTGGATGCTCAAAAAGAGTACCACGGATGTTAATCAGGGAAATTAATTTATTTAATTTGAAAACCCCTGGTGAGAAAATCAAATTGCTTGAAACCCCTAAAGCTTATTCTACTAAACAAATTTTGTAAAAAGTTTGTGGCCAAGACAAAAAACTTGGGTATAGTGATAATGAATAAGATGATAATTAATTTTTAAATTAATTGAAATGGGCAATGAGCATCCAAGCTTCTTTAAAATATAAAAAATATATATATAAAAATATAATCCCAATATTATTACAATACATACATGAATGAAAAACAATGTGGAATGTGTGAAATTATTAAACCAATAAATAATTTTAGGAAATATACAGATAGAGTTGAAGCTTTTTCAAAAACATGTAAATCATGTTTAAATGAAAAAGACAAAAAAAGAAAAAAGAATCTAAGACAAAAAAGATTAGAAACTTTTATGGTAAAATGTGAAAAATGTGAAGAAGAAAAACCATTAAAAAATTTTGCCAAATTAAAAAAGTTTTATAAAAAAAAGATTTGTAATTCTTGCTATCCAAAATTTTTAACAGAACAAAAAACGGAATGGTGTAAAAAAGAAAGTCAAACAAATATAAATTATAGATTAAAAAAATCACTAGCTTCGCGTTTAAGAACAGTTCTTATAAAAAATGATTCTACAATGAATTATATTGGTTGTAATATTCAATACTTGAGGGAATGGTTTGAATATAATTTTACAGATGAAATGAATTGGGATAATTATGGAAGTTTTTGGTCAATAGATCATATAATTCCTGTTTGTAAATTTGATTTGACAGAAGAAGAACAAAAATTAAAATGTTGGAATTGGTCAAATTTAATGCCAGTTACAGTAAAGTTTAATTCATCTAAGAAAGAGATAGATTCAAATCAAGTAAATTATATTTTGGAAAAAATAAAAAAATTTAAAGAAGAAGGTTCAACGACTAAATGGTTTTCGGAGGATTTTATTTTGAATAGTGAAACATATGAATATTATAAAAAAAAATAAGGTCTTTTTAAGATATAGTCTAATCCTTATTGAAAAATAAGGTAGAGGAAATGTACAGGTAATCCTCAAATTACATTCTGGAAAGTAACATACAGACGTTATACAAATTTCGCCATTGAATCAATTGAACAAACATTCAATGGTCAAGCAGATTTCGGTCGCCGCGTTCAATGTACTATTAGTAGAAACGGTGATCTTGCTTACAGAACTTATTTACAAGTTACCCTACCTGAAATTAATCAACTTATGGGTATTGCTTCATTTGCGCTAGGTATTGGTTCAGGTGTATATGCTCGTTGGTTAGATTATCCTGGCGAGCAACTTATTGCTCAAGTTGAAGTTGAAATTGGTGGTCAAAGAATTGATCGTCAATATGGTGATTGGATGCACATTTGGAACCAACTTACCATGACTGCTGAACAAACACCAGGTTATTACAAGATGGTTGGTAACATCACTCAATTAACATTTATTACCGATCCTTCCTTCGCAGAAGTTGATGGTCCTTGTGATTCATTAGCTCCTCGTCAAGTTTGTGCTCCTCGTAATGCTCTTCCAGAAACAACTCTTTACGTTCCACTTCAATTCTGGTTCTGTACCAACCCAGGTCTAGCTTTACCATTGATTGCTCTTCAATACCACGAAGTCAAGATTAACCTTGATATCAGACCAATTGATGAATGTCTATGGGCTGTTACTACTCTAAGTTGTAACGAAGATAGATACAGAGCTGATACTGAAGCTGCTTTACGTAAGGGTGATCAATATGCTCCAGGACGTCCAGTTCCAGCAGCCATTGCTTACAATCAATCTTTAGTTGCTGCTTCATTATATGTTGACTATGTCTTCCTTGATACTGATGAGCGTAGAAGATTCGCCCAAAATCCTCACGAATACTTGATTACCCAACTACAATTCACAGGTGATGAATCAGTTGGTTCATCAAGTAACAAGATTAAGCTTAACTTCAACCATCCAGTTAAGGAGCTAATCTGGGTTGTCCAACCTGATCAAAATGTAGATTACTGTTCATCCCTTGTCTGTGATGCTCTTCTATTCAAAGTACTAGGTGCTCAACCATTCAACTATACTGATGCTATTGATGCTCTTCCAAACGCTATCCATGCTTTTGGTGGTCCAATTTCAACTGCCCGTGATTCAGGTTCATACATTGATGCTCGTGGTCTTTTCAATGATGCTGGTGCTCTTGACTATGAAATCCCAACTGGTTTCACTGGTTATTGGCACGGTCCTCAAAATCCTTACAATGAGGCTAACCTTGGTGGTCAACACGTCCCAGTCCCTGATGTTATCACCAATCTTGAGGCATCATTAGGCGCTAACAATCCACTAATCAGTGAATTCCTAAAGGATTACACCACATCAGACCACAACAATGGTTCAACAGTTTCAGATGCCGGTACATTCGTTCTTTCTGAGACCTCATTGTTCCTACACTGTTGGGGCCAAAACCCAGTTGTTACCGCTAAGCTTCAACTTAACGGCCAAGATCGTTTCTCAGAGCGTGAAGGAACATACTTCTCATGGGTCCAACCATACCAAGCCCACACCAGAAACCCTGATGAAGGTATTAATGTTTACTCATTCGCCCTTCGCCCAGAGGAACACCAACCTTCAGGCACGTGTAACTTCTCCAGAATTGATAATGCCACACTACAATTGGTCTTATCCAATGCCACAGTTGAAGGTACAAAGACTGCTAAGGTCAGAGTTTATGCAACTAACTACAATGTTCTAAGAATTATGAGTGGCATGGGAGGTTTGGCTTACTCGAATTAGTGACCATATATCGTCTTGTTATTATTTATATATTTTAATATTAATTATTGATTTTTTAATATTAAAAGCAAAAAACAATATAAAGACAATACTGTAATATAGTATATAATATGAGTGTAGATATCGTAAATCTTATTGAAAGTAATCCAATTACCAAACTTTCTGGTGATTATCAGTCAAAATTGGTTGAAAAGGTAAAAAATAATTTTACAAATTATGAACAACAAATGTTTTTATCAAGTTTTTATTGTTATTTAAAGTATGATTCAAAAAATGATTTTGTTATTGATCTAGATGATATATGGAAATGGTTAGGATTTGGTCAAAAAGTAAATGCTAAACGTGTATTAGAAAAAAATTTTAAAATTAATAAAGATTATAAATTATCGCTTTGCCAGTTGGCAAAGCAAACAACTCAAACCAAAGGTGGTCATAATAAAGAAACATTTATGTTAAATATTAATACATTCAAAAGATTTTGCCTAAAAGCAGAAACTACAAAAGCAGATGAAGTCCACGACTATTTTATAAAATTGGAAAATATTATGTTTGAAGTTACAAAAGAAGAATGCGATGAATTAAAGCAACAATTACAACAAATAAAAGATATGAAAAATAAAGAAATGGAAGAAAAGATATTAAAAGAAAGAGAAAAACAATTATTAAAACAATTCGCAACATCTGGTCCTTTGGTTTATATTATAAAAGTAAAAACTCATTTAGACAAAAATTATGTAATAAAAATTGGTGAATCAAGAAAAGGCATTCAAAATAGATATTCTGAACATAAAACTAAATATGAAGAATGTATATTATTAGATTGTTTTGAAGTAGACAAATCCTATGAATTTGAGCAAT